GCCTCTACCATGTTTATACAATTATCGTGTACTTCTTTAAAATTTTCACCCGCTAGTGCTATTACACGCAGGATTTTTTTCTGTGGATACGATATAATTTGAGTAACCGCAGACATTACAATCTCTTTATCTTCCGTTGCAATCCACAACTGCATACCGCCCATCGTAAGATGGTCAAGAAAGTCATCAACCTCTAACTCACCTTCGCTATGCTCTTTTACTCTATGAAGCATAGGGGCAACATCATCCCAGATATACGGTACATCTTCCGCGCTAATCAAATGCGTTTTCAAAAATCTATCCTGTAGGTAGCGGCTATTCTATCTTCTGAGTATCGTAAACTATACCCACCTGAGTTTAATCCTAATTCGTAACCGTTGTCACTTGCCTGTAGTTTTAGTTTCGGTTGATCTAAGAACATCGCGAAGAGGGTGGCTACTGCGATCCCAGAAACGACTAACTCCTTTTCGTGGCGTTGATACCACTTTTGCTTTCTTGTCTGACCCCATTCTAGGGTTTGACAAGACGTTGTTCCTCTTCCGTTTCCTGTTCCAACGACTCCGGGGTAGGAGCAAGCAATGTCGCCAAACGCTCTCGCTCTTGCTGACGTTCCTTGGAGGTCATACTCAGATACGACAACTGGTTTTCCAAACCTAAGAGCGTTCTCAATTTGTTGTCGGAACTGTTCTTCATTCAGATTAAATCCTGTTTGAAGGTATATTATATCTGCATCCTTAATGTACTCAGCCTTAACCCCCGGCTTTAGATGCACCCCTATCGGCCTATCTGTTTTCTTCCTAAGTTCCCCTATTAGAGTAGATACCTGTGCAGGGCTATAATATTCGTCACACTCAAGACAGACCACATAATGGCTAACAACGTCATCAACCGCAGAAACAACTTGATTTTGGTAATCAATCTGGTTATCTAAACCTCTTCTATATACATCTGAACTATCATCGCTTATCAACCATACTACCGGAACAATACCATTAGAACGCAGAGTGCTAATACGACTCCGCCAACTACCTCTATGAACACCATCAACTCTCCCAAAGTCGCTTGCTGTGCTTCTGGCCATGATGTCAGCATGGGTATCCCCGCCGATCATTCCTATAACACGGTTTCTCCAATTATCATCTAAATCGTTTGACAGCCAAGACAGGGTAGAGTATGGAGATATAAACCTTCCCTCTGGCTCACCTATAAGGAATGTTGATTTAAAGTCTGCGCTAGAGTTTTGTCCAACTGCTCCCAAGATAAGCATAGATGCCAGCACCACTGCCCGGATTCCAGTCTGTACCATCTGCATATCTTATGTCACCATTCCTCGGTTTGTCAGGTTCTTCATGTAATTCCTCTAGCCTGAGATTAGACACGTTGTAAACAATGTCACCCAACTTCTTAAGTTCTCTAATCAGAAACTCTCCAAGGTACTCTGGGTTTTCGGGGATTGACCCCGGCTGATAGAATGTGACACTCTTTACCTTTCTATCCGTATATGTGTTATATCCCATCAGTAAGCCCTGCTACCCCTACGCCCTGAGTTCTGTACATCAAACTCAAGCCCCTCCAGTCTCCATCCCGCATTATTATCTGACTCAATCTTTACGCCGTACAATTTGCCCGATGCCCTACATGATATTTTAGACTGAGTATCTGGGTTAAAGGACATTGGCCCTTCCCAAGTAACAGCCTCTTCTGTAGACATTTGAGTTCCAATATAAAAGTCTACTGTCTCGTTGTTATCTATTGTCATCTTAGGCCATATAGCCTTAATGTGTTTAACGGTAGAATGATCTGGATTGTTTTGCTCATCCATTGAGTAACCAACACGCTCAATGTAAGACTGCATATTAGTTCCATCAGCCTGAAAACCTACTCTATCTCGATATACCTTGGTATTTGTGGGGGATGCAAATACAAGCACGTTTTCTACCGTGTTCCAGTTAGACGCCCAAGAACCAGCAGTAGTTGCCCAAGTTGTAGTTGCCGCCGCCCAAGTAGTTAAAGCAGTTTCATCCTGAATAGTTCCGTAAGCAATATGCCCAAGGTCAGGAATATCTCTGATAGAGAAAGCATTGTTTACCCAATTCCAAACAAGGGCTTTATCGCATTGCGTAGATAAACTATCGGCAGAGGGGAAACAAGCCAACACTTCTGATCTGTTATAATCCGTAACGCAAAAAGATTTCTTATAATTATCTCCATCAATATATGAGAAGATGTAGTCTCTCATCTTATGGGGTAAGATACTCTTAATCCTCTGACCGTCATTGATATAGATATCACCGTTGCCAAAGATAAAGTGTCCACCGTCAAACTCTGTGACACAGTTCTTAGCCAAGGCTCCCACAGTTGGGGATAGTTGGCGGAACGCAAAGATAAAGGGAGTTCCTACATACGTCATAGCGTAGATAGAATCTTCCTTGTAAATCATAAAGGTGTCTTGAAGGGGAAGGCCATCAAGGATAGCCCCTTTGGTATCCTCCAAAGAGTATTCACCCGCATCAACCGTGGCGCTTGTTTCGTCCCATGAACTTGGAACGGCATTAACAGCGGCCTCTGTTGACCACTTAACCACCCTTGAGTTTGGTACAGATGACTTGGTTATGTTAAGAGCGATCAGGAATGAGCGGAATGATCTTAGTGATTTACACTCTGTGTTTGCAGGCCAGTTAGACAGGTCTTGCATCTTGTTAGATACAGACGGCACACCAGAAGTAAGGGGCCATTCCTGCGGATCATCCACAAAGTTAGACATCACAAGCACACCACCAATTACAGTGTGTGTCCAGTTCTCTGCCGCTGTAGCAGAATAGTCTCCGCTAGTTCTGGTAATGTCTGTCCAAGTAGTTCCGTTATGGACGTATATCTTTGTTAGCCCTGCTACTATCCAATACTCTGCTGTACCCGCCTTTAACTGTGTAATGTAGTAAGGGGCAATAGGACAGGTTTCAATAACCGACGAGTATCCCGGCGATTTAATAATCGCACCATGCTCTACTCGTATGTTATTTCCATCTGACCAAGCATTAGGGGGTAATTGGAAGGGCGCAATATCCTTTACAATACCTACTTGACCTAGATTGTCAACAGGTATGATTGCCATTAAAGATACCTGACGTGATACGGATCGGCCTCTGCATCAGGCGCTTCCGGCCAACCCCAATAGGTTTTGTCTACGGTACGGTCTACAATTTCAGTCTCCGGCCCAATCGTTTCCACACCTTCATCGTCGTAGGTAGATACCTTCCTTTCCTCTTGCACCTCATGGTTCTGAAAGTTCTTTACAGCCTGTACAGATGCAAAGGCTTCAACGCCATCCTCAAGACTGTTGCCGTGGGTACGCACTTCACTGCGGTATGTTGCCCATGCCTCTGGCACAGCCTTACCTCCGTCTGCCTGTCTGACTACCATCCAGTCTGAGGACGATAGCAACGCGCCTACATTGGCTTTGATCTTCTTAATCAGGTCTGCCTTGAGATCATCGACATTTTTTTCTGTAGTCTCGTATGAGATCACCCACTCACCGTCAGTAAAGGTGTATGACTCCGCACCAGTGTTGTAGTACCGTGAGTCAGGCACTTCCACTCTGGCGGGTGCAATGCCGATCCCAAGCAGTTCTGCTTTAGACCATGCCCTAAAGATGTTAGCAGGGTGTTGTACGCCATCAACCGTCAAAGCGCGAGGCGTTTTTATTGTTCCTAGTGTTTCGCTATACCACATTGTTTACCTCGCGTTTGAGTATTTGAATGGTGATTCGGCTACTGCGTAATAAATCATAGTAGACGCATAGTTAAGAGCGTCATTTGCTCTTAACTTAAACCCATTACTATTAAAGTCTACAAACCTACTGCCTGATCCTTCTGCGCTATTTGCATCTGCAAACAGTTCTTTATCGACTACGTTATATTCATCTCGTTTGTTATCCATTAGAAACCAAGATGAACCCGTTTGATCCGCGCCTTTAATGATTACAAAGGCTGGTTTAAAGCCGGTGTAGACAAATGGCCCGTCAGCGTTAGCATTACCTTCGTAACTACCTACCTTGCTGTAGCCGTCTACGGAATGGAAGGCGTAACAAATGTAATCGTTTGCGCTCTTATTAAGACTGTGAGAGCCACCCAAAGTAATGTATGACGATGTTGGCGCAGTATCTCTAAATGGGCTATTTGATGCAGAAAAAGCATCTCTTTGATTCAAAGAAGCATATTGCGTCCAACCAACAGGAGTACAGCCAACAATCCAATCATTTGTTCCATCTCTGTTTTTAAAGAAAGCAATTTCGGGAGCCTGACTCAGACCATGAGCAATAGTTTCTCCTGTTCCTGCGGGGTCTTGATTTCCTGTATATGAAATTATCGAAATACCATTATCGGTATTTGTGCTTCTACTAACTGTAATGTCGCCAGATGAATCTGATACTGCTGTGCCACCGGCTTTCCAGTTCCATGTTACATAATTATTCCCAGAATCATTAACTGCTGTAGATGAACCAACAGAAAATCCATCAGAGTCAAACGATGTAACATAATCTGTTTCAGACCATTCAACATGGTTGCTATCTGAACTTAGTTGTTTTTGCGCTCCGCGAACAATATCTTGCAATGAGTGGCTTTGGTTTCCTACAGAGTTATTCGCCGTTCTTAACTTTAGCCAGAGAAGTTCTGGAGAAAAACCAACACCGCTTATTGACTGAGAGGTATCATTCCCAGAATACAACACCGTATTAAAGTGCTTAGTAGGATCAGCGATGCTTGGGCTACTGAGGTTGTCTGAGCAAAGTGCTAGATAGCCCGAAGGTGGCGTGTAATAGAAGTCGCCAATGCCGTTGCCGTCTTGGTTGCCTTGTGATGTTTTTGCTCCGGCGAATGAACTGTCTTGGCCGAAGTTCGCTATCGAGTCAAACTGGTAACTGCCATTTCCCTCACATACGAGTGGCGCAACCTCATCAGTAATTCCTGAAGCCATTTGGCCTTGAGTAGCGCCGTTCTTGTAAAACGTAAGGGTTCCCGCATCCATATCCAATGCAACGCCAACAATATCGCCTGCGGCGTAGGTTGCTCCATAAGCACCAGTGCTACCGGGAACAGTCTTTTGTCCATCAGCATCGTAGGTATAAGCAACGCCCATATCAATTGGCCCAGTACCAGAGGACGTACCATAAGTGTTGGTCTTACAAATGCCTGTTCTACAATTTGCCGCCGCTCCTATGGTAATCATATAAATTTCCCAGTACCATTTTCCAGAACTGAGACCATAGGTTCCTCTGTAGGCAATATGGTTGACGCTATCAACAATCTTTAAATTGCCTTCCGATACAACACCCGCAAGATTTGCGGCAAAAATATCTATCGGATTCCAAGTGCAAAAGTTATTCGTCGGGCTATCAAGTACCTGATCTGTAGCAACCAGATTAGTTGCAGAGAAGTCGTTGGTATTGCCGGAGTTATCCGCGCCTAGCCCACCATCAAAGTCTGAGTGGATCAGGAGTTTGGTGTTTGAGTCAGCGGTAAATTCTGTGGTGGATGGGGTGAATGAACTGGTATATCTTGCCGTGTCGGATACCCTAAATTCATCTAAGTATCCTGTCCAATAATTCCCATATACTCTGCCGCCGTTAATTCTTGCTGTGCCAGTAACATTAGGCATAGCCGTGGAATTAGACGATGATCCAACACTTGTGCCATCTTTGTATATAACAAAGTTTCCCGCACTGGTATCACGGACAACAGCAAGATGTATCCAAGTATCTGTAGATAAATCTACACTTGTAAAATCTATATTGTGAACAACACTGCCGGACGATTTAGAGAGAATATTTAAATCGCCGCCGGATAGTATGCGGATTCCTACAAAGTTATTATCATCTTGCCAGTGATTCCAGATAAATGAACTATCTGTCCATGATGAAACATTAAACCATCCTTCAACAGTCCACGAACCGCTACCAAAATCCCAATCACTTGAATCAGGCATTTCAAGATAATCACCAGTACCATCAAACTTAATAGATGAACTGCCGATCTTCTTCTGAGCGCGGGTATTGGTTACGTCACCGTTGGCTGTTACGGTATGCGGCCCCGTATATTTAATAAGGACAATACCTGAAGCACCATCACCTCCTGTAGAATTTCCTCCACCGCCGCCGCCTCCGCCAGTGTTCGCTATCGCATCTCCGCCGTTTGATGTGTTTATTCCGGCTGATCCGCCACCGCCTACACCTGTGGTTCCGGCGCTTGTACCGTTTCCCCCACCACCGGCTCCTCCACCACCGAAGTAGCCACCATCACTTCCTGAAGATGCTACGTTTCCTGATGTGGTTCCATAAGCAGTAAAGGTAGAAAATAGTTTTCCTGATCCACCCGCACCTGTATATCCTGACGGGCTATTGCCATCTCCACCGGCAGTATCGGCTCCTCCACCACCACCTCCGTAGTAGTTTCCTCCGTATCCATCACCGGCATCATTTCCGTAGCCAGTACCTCCACCAGAATCTGCTTGAGTGCCAGAACCTCCGGGGCTTGCATACCCTCCATTACCGCCGCCGCCAGAACCACCGTCTTTTCCTGCGCCACCGGCATATCCGGTTCCTGATCCTCCACCGCCTCCGACAGCCGTTATCGTGTCAAAGGTACTATTTCCGCCATTTCCTCCCCAAAGACCAAATCCATAATTATTGCCACTTCCGCCAGTGCCAACAGAGTATGCGTATGTATTTCCCGGTACTACTGTTCTGCTACTTTGGTGAACAACGCCACCCGCACCACCACCGCCTCCAAGACCTCCGCCTCCACCTCCACCGGCAACTACAAGAACCTCAACAGAGGTTACTCCGGCGGGACAAGTCCAGTTGCCAGAACCGGAAGTATAAGCATCTATAATAGTTCCGCTATTATCAGAAGTGAAACTATTCGCAAGTTCCGTGGCTGAGAATGGAAGGTAAAAGCCGTTAGTACCGTAACTTCCAACGTATTCGATAGGAACCCATTGGTTAGTGGCTGAATCGGTTTCACCAAAGGAGGATGCGTCTAAGGCAGTGCCGTCGATAAAGTT